TGTTGTCTTCACACTGGTTCATCATATAGGCGATTAATCGTCGAAAACCCGAAGGCTCCCCTTATATCCCTCCCACACGTTTCCCGGTCGTTCTGACCCGAACTCGTGCGGTCGTCATTTCATGTCGCCCATCACTTCTCGCCTGTTAAGTTACGCAAAGATTCAAGCTATTGATCCCGTTCTCACTATCGAAGTTGCCGCTGTCCATGGTTTCCCACGTCTTGGTGGCGCTGTCATTCAACATTTGACCCCCGAACCTACTTTTTCGATTTCTGCCCTTGCTCACGGATCCGCCTCTGCCCCGCCTCTTGCCCCTGATCTTCCACCTTTGCCCGTTGACGGTTTACCCGTCCCGCTGCCAGACTTGCACTTTCCTGTTGAACTTTCACATTTCTTTGATGTCTCTATCCATGCCGCCTTCCACACTTTGCAGAGTGCTGGTCTAGTTGCTGAACATGTTCTCTCCGATTTGTACTCCGGCCTCATCGTCCCGGCTCCATTTGTTATCCCTGCTTTGCGTATTTATGCCGCATATCACGAACGATTTGACCATTCTCATGGTCCCGACCGTATTTATTCCGGTTCTAAGCACGTCAATTTTTCCGTCCCTGACATCATTCATCAAACCTATCAACACACTGACGCTCTCTTGACTATGAATCGTATTGCTTCGAAGGTCCAGTGTAATGTCGACCCAGGGCTTGAAGTCCTTCAGAATTCTGCCGCCCGTTTCACTGAAGGCAATAAGGCTACCAGTGCCGTCATGGCTACTGTTGTCTCCGAGTTTAACGCTATACTTAAACTGCGGAAGTCAATGCCCGTACTCTATATTGCTTGCAACGCCCCTGACGAGGCGCCGCTTCTGTTGGCTCGTGCTTTCCCGCAATTCAGACCCGTTGTTATCAACCATCCTCATCCCCATCCTGTCCCTCAGGTCGTTCGCACCGCCTTCCTTGCTATTGCTCAACACCATATCGGTGATCAGCCCATTCATCTTATTGGCGGTTCCTCTCATCAAGCTGCTATTTTCCCGAATGTTCTTCATAATTCGGCGCCCATTCTCACCGGGCGTGATGAATACAGGCATCATCATCGCTATGCTGAGAATGTCCGCAACTTTGCCGAAGCGCTCCGCTGTGATCACACTTTTCAGGGCTGTCCGCATGTCTTTTCGCGGAGTGTCGCGCTTGCGCCTTTCTCTGCTGGTGACATCCCCGCCGAAGACTTTATCCGCACTTGCCTTTCTAAGGGGATCAATCGCGCACTCATTCTCATCAATATCCCATTACCTTTCCTCGACGATCGTGTTAAAAGGTATATTGATGAGGAAAATGGTTTCCTCTACACGCGTTCTGATGGCAAGATACATATGTCTTACCTCACTGGTGGTTCTGCCGGCTATACTAATGACGAATTTGCTCTGCTTTCTTGGGTGCGCCCGCTCCCGATATTTGCCGGCACTCATGTCACTCTTGAAGTCATTGAACAGTACAGCACTTCTTTTCTTCTCGAGTTGACGCTTGGCGTTGGCCCAACAGAACAGTACCCTATCACTCTTTCTGTGCGTCAGGAAAAGCACTACATCTTGCCTTTGCTTCGGCCTTATTGGTACGGTTACCCGGACGAACATTACGTCGTCCCGGCTTCTCGGTTCGACGCTTGCAATGCTTTCATCTCTGCGGGCGGCGCTGCTAAAGCAGACTACGCCCCCCTCATTGGGCGCATTCGGGGCTATGCAGCTGAGGTCACCATCAATGGCCGTAAGATCCTCCCTCGTTGGTCTCTCACCTCTGAAGAGATGATTTCAACTGCCACGCACGTTTTGGCCGCTAACGCAAAATTTCAACGCGAGATTCAATTTGTGGCTCCTAGGTATCTCGCCTATATTGACCAACACTTTTCGAGACATGAAGGTTCCTTCCTTAAGCGCTATGGCTTGTACCTTTATGATTTGATCACGTTTTCCTCCGGTGTTATGCCTGATGCCCATTTGCCATCTTCTTGGGAACGCATAAAAGACCATTTGTTCTTGTCTCGCCTTTCTGCGAAGCCTTTCGACGATCCTTATCACCCCGTCTTGCACTATACTGTGCTGCAGGGTGAGACTCTTAAGTCCAACCTTGATCTTGGTGATCTCAAGACCGATTGTAAGATGATCTACAATGCCATCAAGAAAGTTTGTCCGCGTGCTCAGATTCGTGCTTGTCCGCAACCGCCTGTATTCGTGACCCCTGTCCCCATTGCTCCGGCCCCGCTTTTAGCACCTGGGCGCCCGCTCGATAACGGGCACCTTATCGATCCTGCACCTTTGCCTGCTCCCATTGTGCCTGTCCTGCCCGTCCTGCACGATATCCCCGCTTTCGCTCTGCCCCCTTTGCTTGACATCCCTGAACTCGTCCCTTTACCGTTGCCGTTACCCCTCACTTCGCCCTCTCAGTCGTTGATTGACCTTAATTTATTGTTGCTTGATATTGCGCCTTATTTATCTGGTGACTCTTCGCCTGCGTCCTCGGCGTTTCCTTCGCCGTGTGGTATCCCTCTCCCTTTGTCAGGTGCTGCTTCACCTGACTTTGCCCTTGTTCCTCTGCCCCCTTCCTCGACTTGCTCTCCCGTTCTGAGCGTCTCTTCCCTCGCTGATGACGACGACTTTTTCACTTTGTCGCCCGTTTCAGCTCGAGTAACGACGCCTTTACCGATTTTCTCTCGACCTGTGCTCGTTATGCCTACGCCCCTTACTAGTCGCGCTCCTGTTTCCTTCATACCCAAGGTTCCCGCGTCCTCGGTATCTTCACGAAAGTTTGTCTTGCCCCGCGTCATCAAATCAAAAGCCAGTTTGCCTGACTGGGCCGTCGTCAATCTTGACGAACACCCCATGTCCTTAGCGCCAATCGATCGCACTGTTACCGGCGATTTGCCTCGCGCCGGCCCTTTCTTGCAGCCTCCTGACGCCATGGCTCTTGAATTGCACCCGGCTGACCTTGAGCGCCACACTAGCGTCATCATTGATTTTGAGGCAGAGCTCGATTATATCCATGGCGGTTCGCTTTCCAATCAGGCTTTCGCTGATGCCATCACTGATTTTTCTGACCTTGACGATGCTATTAGGACTCATGCCGTCATTCATTGCCCCGATCGCGGCGCGCTTTCTATCGTCGAAGCTTGCTTCAAGACACCTCGTTCTCGTCGCGACTGTATTCTTGACTTTGACGCTATGCGCGTCGCCGCTTCCACTGACAGTCTCGGCAACAAGACGCCTTTCGAGCTTATGGCCCATATTGTGCGTTTCTTTCTTTACGTGTCAAAACTCACCGCTTTCGCTACTGAGCCTTCGCTATTGGTTCGTGGTATCGCTGCTTCGGCCAAGAGTTCTTTGATAAGACTTCTTATTGCCAAGCACCGCACCGTACTTGTTGTCGTCCCCACGGCTGCCCTTGCCTCTGATTGGCAGAGTTTGTGCCCTGCTGCTGAAGTCGTTACTCAGCACAATGTACCTAAGCGCGATCATTACGACTTGGTCGTCATTGACGAATACGGCAACTTTTCATCTGAAACACTCCTTTGTTGGATGACGATCGCACATTCTCTTGATTCGCCGCTCTTTTTCATCGGTGATGAATTGCAGCAATATCGCAATGCTAATCTCGGTGCTGACATGACCGCCTACGCTTCGCCTACGCTGCTCCTTTCGGTGTCTTTTAACGTTCCGCTCGATGCCCTTGCTCTCATGGTTGCTTATTGTGAACCCAACCGTGCTGCCTTCATTCAGACACGATCTCGTGTTCAGACCAGTGTCTTCTTCACCGACGATCACGCTTATACCCCCTCGGTCGGAGCGCTTGTTCTCAAGGCCCGACTCGCCGCTACGGGCACCTATATGGGTCTTCCTTTGCCCTCTGTCACTCAGGTCCAAGGTCGACGCTCTGTTCACACCGTTTTGAGACCCGGCTTAGTTGGCAATGCCTATAACTGGCTTACAAATGCTTCCTCGATCCTCATTGTCACTTATTCTCGTCACTCAGAATCTTGTGTCATTGTTGCTCCTGCCGAATATCATAATCGCCTTGTTGCTGGTCGCGCCCTTTATCGTTGCGCTCCCCGTGTTGCTGGCGGCTCTTTCCGTTCTTTTGTGTACGCTTCCATCGACGTTCACTATAAGCATGGCGCCGACGATCCCTCTCGCTACACTGAAGACGTTTTGCCCTGTGTTGATACCACCCATCGCGACTTGCCTATTCCGTTTATCCCTGCTCAGGTCGCTATCTATCATGACCGTTCCGTCATTGCTGACCATATTTCAGCCAGGGCCCAGATTGCACCTGCCACACATGCCAATGCTGATATGGACTTCAATCTTGGCTTCCCTTCTGGCCTTAAGATGCTTGGCTCCTTTGGGCTTGAAGAAGCCATCCCCACGCGTTATGGTTATGATGGTGCCGAATCGCTTGGTCTTGCACAGACTAGTCGCGACTCGGCCCATGATGTCAACAACCTTTGCCTCCGACAACTTGCTATGAATCGTAAATCCACGTCGATTGATCCTCAGGCGATTGCTGACGCCAAGCTTCTTCTTTCTGAATTCGTTGAAGCCTACATTGACCCCGCGGCTACCGTTATCCCTCGATCTGGCTCTGTTGCTTCTTGGATTCACACTCGCACTCCCGCCTTCCTTGCTCGACTTGGCGAGGGCTTCGGAGCTACTGCATCTTCGGTCTCATTTACGGGCTTTCTTAAGACCCAGACTAAGATCAAACCTAAGAAGCACTTCGCCAATGAAGTCGGTTATGGGCAGCAAGTCATTTCTGGCTCACCTGAATACAATGAACTTATGGGCCCCTACAGTCGTGACTTCTGTGCCCTCCTTTCGGCGTCCACTAGGAAAGGTAAGATCGTCTTTGATATCGGACGCTCTGACGCCGAACTTTCCGAGGAGCTTCGAGACACTTGTGGCACCGACCCTTATGCTTTTGGAAACACTCAACTTGACATTACTCGCCAGGACTCGTCTCACTGTCTTGTGCATGTTCTTATGTTCACCATGCTCATGGAGATGTTCGGTCTCCCCGAAGACATTTGCAAGATCTATCTTGAAATGCGGCTTGCTTGTCGTGTCAAGTCTATGATGCCTTCTCTTTATGACGCCTTGATCAAGCTGAATTTACCGTCGGGCGACCCTTTCACGCTTCCTTGCAACTGCGTTCATGCCGCTGCCACCATTGTCATCGCCAAACCCGCCGTCAAATCTGAAGACGTTAAGGCGATCGTTCAGAAAGGCGATGATTGGCTTTCCACATTAATTGCTGATTGGCCGGTTCAGCACCCGTCTCTCCTCAAGACGCTTGGTGTCACCTTTACGACCGCCGCTCCTGGCACTCCGCCTTATCATGCCGGTCGCTTCGTTGTCGGCTCTCGCTTCATTGCTGACCCTACTCGCATGTTTTATAAGCATTTCGCTCGTACCGACGCTTATGTCTCTCAGGACGACTTGTACATTGCCTTACGCGACCGCGGCGCCATTCATACTTGGACCGAATATCACGCTGTTGCTCGCGCCGTCTCCTGCGTTTATCCTGATGTCAGTTACGTGGATGCTATTCTCCACATGGAAGTTATGCATGCTTGCCGGTCACGTAAATATTTTGACTATTTGAGCAAGAATTCTGGTAGACGTGTTATCGAATCGGCTGAATACTGTCTTGAAGTTGCCGTTGCTGCCGTCCGTCCTGGGCGCACCAAACACTTTTACCGCCTATTTCGTAACCTTGACCTCGCCCAGGCTACCATTTTGCTCGACGCTTATTCTATTCCCCATACTACTCCCTTTAATTTGATTTTCGATCTCAGATTTAAAGGCGTTGTTTTGACACCTAACCACGCCTTCGCCCTTATCTGATGCCTTCCATTTTATTTTTCGCTGGTTACATTTCTTTGTTTTTCCCGTTTTACATTATTCATCGTCTTTTAATTTCTCGTGTGCGCTTCGTGCCGCTCGACTACAAGGAACATCCCGACTATAAGACTGCCCTTCTTAAGAATGAACCTTCTTTTGCGCGTCTTTCCGGTCGTTTTTGGTGCCCTTATTGTCGTCAAATGCGTCAACCGCGTCACGATTGCCGCTCTCTTGGGAAAATCCGACCTTCCAAGTCCTCAAATTATGGCGACCTCATTCATCACCTGCATATCTCACAACTCACATTGCAAGTTGACGAAATTTTTGTTCAGACTTACACTTCTGGCGCCGCTCAGGCTGCCTATCTCATCAAATTCTGCCCTGAACTTGTTCCTTCCCCTGAGCCTAATGGTACCCCTCCTTCTGTTCACCGCATTTCCACGGTGTTTGAAGAACATTACGCCCTTGATCTTCATTTCAGGATTAAATATCGAGATAATGTATTTCCTTACACCAACTTTCCTGTCACTCTTTTCTTGCAGGACGTCTATTGTGACACCGGCTTTTCCCCTGCCCACTCTGCACGACCTACTGCTGTCGTCGCCCACTCCTCCACTCAAACCCCCACTATGGACTAGTATTGATTTCATCAGAACGCTAATCATCTCGACTATTTAAGAGGCCGTCACTTTCCATTTTTCTCTTTCCTTCTTTTCTTTCCCTGCGCAACACACGCACTTTCCAGTGTGTTGACTCGTTATAAAACATGGAGCACAA